ATTTAAAAGGTTTCTTATCTCATAATTTGTATACTGAAAAGTAGCGGTTGCTGTAAAGTATTCTAGATCTCCTACCGAACTATCAAAATCTAGACTAGAAATAGAAATAGGAAATGCTTCAAAAAAATGAAATTCCATTTGTGCATTCATTGCACTTGTTAATATTGAAAGAACGATAGTTGAAACTGTACCACCTCTAGGAGTAAAATCTGTTTTTGCTTTGAGTGATTTAAATTTATCGTGTCCTTCTGCAAGACCTAATGCGATAATACGATCATATATTTCAGTCCAATTTTTCAAATGTTCATCTACTATGAATCGAACTTCTAATGTCTCAAAAGTAACTTTAGACCCTGCATACTGTACAGTTGCGAAAGGATTGGTAATTTCAATATTTGGAATGGATACGCCAGGAACATTTGCAGCCTGACAAAACCATGTCAGATGTGGTGCATCTTCGATTGCTAATCTAAAACTAATGTTAGATAGGTAATTTAAATTGTCTGGTACTTTATTTGCGGCAGCCATAGTATCCTTTCATACTACTATTTATTTAAACATTTTTTCAAATTCTGGATAATCAATGTCTTTTCCTACAAATATAAATCTAGACTCTGGATTTTCTTCTTCAATAGTTTTATGATTTTTCAAAAACAATGTGTTATCATTGTAGTGAAACTCTTGTACATTTGATCCAAGATATATTCCAGAACTTGTTTGATCATGATAGTAATCAAAACCCACACAATAAAAAGTCTCTCCAAAATTATGTTGACAAGCCAAACGTAATGCAACTGCATCCGTATTCCATCCGTCATCCCACCAATCAACATCTTCTATCAAATCAGAAGAATCTACCCAAATAAAATATGTTACTCCCTCATGAGTAAAGTTTACAAAATTTTCTGTTTTGGGAGAGTTTTCTCCTATTTTCATTCTTGGATCTACTGATTGTCGTAGCATATCATAATTCATACTAGGAATCAGACCAAATCCTCTAAAATAACATTTATTATTTTTAGTATGTTTGTTAGTAATTAATTCCAACTGTGCATCAACCTCTTGACATACCAAATGATCAGGCATATATTTTCGATAAACGAAATCACACCCATAAGTTAGATGACTATTGAATAATTTTGGATCTACTAAAAATTTAGATTGGCCGTTACCGATTACTATTATCATAATACCTCACAAGATCAGTACAAACAAAAAAAGGGAGAGGATTTCTCCCCTCCCTTTTGAAATCCCTACAATATGTAGGTCAAGAATTACATCAAGTTTGAAATACGAACTTTTCTGTAGTACTTGTTCAAGTGTGGATTTGATCCCAAATCACCTGTCAAACGACCAGTTGATGCACTTGCATTTTCAGCAAATGGGTTTGCAACCATTCCATAACGTGTCTTAAACGCAATTTGTGGTTGAAAACTGGAACTGTCAACTGCACGAACCATTTGCAATGGAACGTATGGGCAATAGAAGATTCCGGCATCCATAGGTGAATCACCCTTATATCCTACTGTGTAGTATTCTGCTGCGTTTGCATCAGCATAAGGATCAACATAAACTTTGTAGCGTCCATTAAGAACACCAGCAAAAGTTGTGGATGCTGTGTCTGTGTTAAGATCAGTACTCATTGCAGGAGAGTAATCTAAAATTCCTGCCATTGAGAGTGCAGATGCAACATCACCAGAAGTCAAGATAATGTTACCTTTTCCTCTGCGTGTTTGTCTTCCGATTTCATTAGCATCTCTTTCGATCTGCATCATCAAACCTTTAAACTTCTCAACCATCCAACGTCCATTGGAATCTGTGTCAAGATCAAAAATACCGGCTGTTGTTGTTCCGACTTGAGCACCAACTTCTGCGTTGATGTAAATCTTACGAACAACTTCACGATTGATCTCTGCGAGAATTTGTTGTGAAAGAATGTTTGCAAGTTCTGCTTCTGCATCCAATCCATGAACAGCACGTAGATCTTGTGCAAGTTCCATTGAATAAGAACCTTTAAGAGCACGTGTACCTGCGGCAACGGAAATCTTTTCGATAGTGAAAGCCATTTCACCAGATATATCTGCTTCACCAACAGCAACTGTAAGTCCACTAGAGGCTTCGTATTCTGCTCCAGTTTCACCTGTTCCGTCATTACCTGTGATCAAAAGACCAGGCGTTTTGACAATATCACCAGATGAGTTTCCTGTTGCACCAGATTCAGTAACAACTGAATCGACATTGACGCCAGGAATTTCTGCACCAGATTGATTGTTTACTCGACTCTTAAGAGCGAAAATCAAACCTGTTGGGCCTGACATTGGTTGAACACCACAAACATCGTATGCTACGAGTTGAGGCATTGCACGGCGAACCATGCTGATAAGAACTGGGTCTGCAAAGTCCATTCCGACTTGTCCTGCATCTGTACTTCCGGCTGCACCTCCAGCAGTAACTGCTGTTGTTGCTGCTTGAAGTGTAGTTGGGGTTGCTTCTGACAATAACCCTCCACCTTGAGTTATCTGTTGATCAGCAACGAATTGCTTCTCAACATTCTCAAGACAGATAGCCGTAACTGCTCTTTTATGAGCATCCGTGATCTTAGGAAGATCGGGATGATCTAGGACAGGCGCCCACTTCTTGTTTACGTTTTCTGAGAGTTGCATTTTATTAACTCCTATTATTGTTAAAAAAAATTAAAATTTTACTTACGAGAAATTGCTTTACTGTAAGCTTCCATGATGTTATTCATCTTAGGAGTTTCCTCTGATGGGGAATCTTCCGAAACAACATCTTTCTGGTCAATGTTTTCATCCTGTTTGACTTGATTAGGGAAGTAACTTTCCTTAATCGTTTTAATTTTAGACTCAAAATCTTCTGCATTCTCTTCGTAAGAAACACCTTCTACAAGAGACTTCATCTTTTCAGATTGTGTGTCTGCTAAATCAGAGCAAACTTCTTCCAAGATTTTATTTTTGCGATATTCGTTGAGTTCGTCTTTTGTCTTGACATTCTCTTCGATTTGAGTATTAAGTTGTCCTTCAAGTTCTTCGACTTTATCGTAGAGACTTTCAACGATGTCAACTTTTTCGTCTGGAACATCGATGTAATGTTCAGTAAAGAGATTCTTTAATCCGCCCATGAACTCTTCTGTAATTTCACTTCTAAGTGAATTTTCGAGTGCAAGTTCGTTTTCTCTCATCCACTCTTCAACAACGTAGTTGAGGTATCCGTCAACTTTTTCAGTCAACTCATCACGGAATGAGATAATCTCTTCTTGTAAATCTGATTGGAATTCTTTTTCAAGCTCTTCAACTTTAACTGTTGCAATTTCCATCACTTTTTGATGAACTGCAGCTTCGAAAATTGTCGATGCCTTTGATTTGAATTCTTCTGAAAGTTGTTCTCCTTCAACCAAAGCATCAATGTCTTCTTTGACATTAATTTCTGGCATTGCAACTTTCATTTTCTTTTTCTTTTTACCGACTGCATCTTTTTGATTGTCAGAATCCATAGGAGTTGGGCCTCCCATATCTTCTGCTTCGGCAACACCCATAAGATCTTTCCACTTAGCGGTAACTTCCTCTTTCTTCATGCCGTTGACTTTATCAAAGAGTGCTTTAATCATAGCAGATTTGGTAGAAGGAACTTTAACTTCCTCTTTCTTTACCTGCTCTTCTTCCTCTTCTTCGTCTTCGTCATCATCGTCTTCGTCATCTTCGTGTGCCGCTTCAGATTTTGATTTTTCCGAAAGTTCGATCTCTAGTTGCTCTTCTTGTTCTGGAGCTTCAACAAGTTCCTCCTGTTCAGATTCTTCCAGAACTTCCTCTTGATTTGTGATTTCTTCAGTAGCCATTGAAACTCCTAAAAATTATAGTATTTTGTTACTGTTAATATTTATAAAATCATAGTTTTGACAATAAATTTTTGAACTCATTCAATTTTACTTCCTCAAGTTCTCTGGAAGAGGCACTACGGATATTATCTCGGGCCCTTTCTACATCTTGTGCCTTTAGCAAACCATTATCCCAAATCCACTCTACACCTTCCATAATACCTTCAACGAAAGCATTAGGAGCAGAAGGGTCTGCGACAATATCAGCAGCAGTTGCAAGATAGAAATCGTTTTGAACTACTTGTGCTTTTTTCTCTGGTTTCAAAGTTCCCATTCCTCTTGAAGAAACTCCTAACCTTGCACCTTCATCTATTAAACTTTTTACAATTTTTCCATTTGGTGTATCAAGAATCTTTGCTCTTCCTACAAAATTCTTTCCCTCTTTTTTCAGAGATTGAATCATGTGTGATGCACGATCAAGATTGACAGTTGGGCCATCGGGATGTCCTAACTCACCAAATGCACGTTTAGGTTCTACATATTCTGATACATATCGGTCTACTTCTTTTTCAAGAACTTCTAATGGATATATTCTTCCATTTTTGTTCTTTCTTTCCGATTGCATGAATATACCTTCAATGAAATATTGCTTGGGTTTATTTTCTTCCTCAAGCAACTCATAATTTACGGCTTCTTGTAATTCGCAAATTAGTTTCATGTTTCCTACCTTTGTGCGTTTTCTTGTGCGAAATCCATAATGGTCATAAAACCTTTTGTATCTTTGTTCATGTCTTTTCGCACCTTTTTTTGTTTAGAACTATTTAGGGAGTCAAAAGTCTTTATTATTTGTTTTGCAGAAGTTGGATCTATTTTATGTGAAGATCCAGATTTAAGTGTAACATCTGCTTCTTTTTTAGACTTTGCAATTTTCCGTAATTGGTCAATTACATCCCCTTCAAAAATCTCTATTTTTTCTCTTTCTACTACTTCCAATTTAGTAGAATATCCAATAGATTCTCTGAACTCTTTAAATGTCTTCATTATCCTGTCCATCCAGAAGCTTTAGATAATTCCATCATAAGAAATCCTGTTACATGAATACCAGTTCCACTAATATCTGCGGATGTTGCGGTAGTATTCGTTGCATTACCATAAATCATTGGGCCATCATAATATCCAGATCCAGCAAGATTTATAGCAGTTGTATTTGAACTTGCACCCACAAATTCAATTTTTACAGATCCACTTGCATCTTCACTTATGTCTCCACTTACCATTCCCCATCTCATTTTACGAATATTTACTTTTGCACCATTTGCAAAAGCAGTTAAACTATGTGCATCTAAAAATAATCCAGCTCCATCATGATCGCTTAAATCAATCAAAATTACTATTTTACCCGAGCCAGTATCTGTAGATCCTGTGTCGATAAGTGTTCTAGTTGCAAATGCCATTATGCCTCCGTAGTTTCTACCTCTGCTTCTGGTGCAGCTTGTACTTCCACCTCAGCAGGCTGTTCTTGTGGTTTAAACATATTAGCAGAAACTTCTTGTTTTTTGGTTGCAAGATAATCTACTACTTTGTCTGAAATTAATTGACCAAATGCATCGTTTACTCTTGTAGGATTTCCTTGCATTGAAAAATCAACAATGTCTACTGTTTTAAAATCTCTTTGTGTTTCTTGTTCTGCCATTTAAATCTCCAAATTATTATTAATATTTATAAACTTTTGAGAGTGAAGATTACATTTCATCCTCACCTCCTTCATCGTCATACTCACCATCGGCTTTTTCTTTTTCAATTTGAGCGTCTATCATTTCAACCTCATCTTGAGATTGTCTAAGAATATTTTTTCTAAACCATTCTTTTGAATAATATTGACCCACCAAATCTTCCATATTTCTTGCAAGATCTATTCTTTGACTTAAAGTTTCTTGCTGTTTAAATTCTGTGTAGTAATGATCTTTTTCAAAACGATAATGTACTTTATCCCTTATCTTAGACCATTCTGAAGCAGTCATGATATTTTTCAATATCAATTGTTTTTCCATGATTTCATCAAAAACATGAGAAAAACGTGTTTGTAATTTTTGAATAAATTTACTAAAAAGCAATTCATCTCTTGTAATCTCACTTTCTCTCCCCAAAGAGAAACCAGAGTCGGCCTCTAAACGAGATACAGGAACATGAAGTGCTTTATATAATTTTTTCTGAAAAAATTCAACATCATCTAATTGACCTAAATTTTCACCGCCTGGAAGTGTGGTAATTTCTGTTCCCCTTCCACCTTCTCTTCGTGGCAACCAATAGTCTTCCAACATAGATTGATGTCTTCGATCATCTTTGATTTCGCCAGTATCAGAATCATAAACTAAACGATTCTTGTATCGTGTCATAATATCACGAATATATTGTTCTGCTTTGATTTTTGGTAAGTTACCTACATCAATGTAAAAAATTCTGCGTTCTGGAGCTCGTGAGATACGATAGATTACAATCGCATCTTCTACCATTTTCAACTGATTGAGTGGTTTGATTGCTTTGTGTAGGTAAGATAATACTTGTTTTTTGTTTGCGTTCAGTATTCCAGATGTTGCATATGCAATACTATCACCAGAAATCATGATTCCGTTTCCTGTTCTAGAATCCAATCCTGCTTCATTGTAAGTGTACATTGGATTGAGAGAAACTTCTATCTTTTTATCTGCAACTTTTTCTTGTTTAACGTGTTTGACTTTTTTAATTTTTGTGGCATCAAGACTTCGTAGTTCGACAATACCAAGTTTAGGATCATTTTCATCAATCATTATATGATAGTATATTTTTCCCTCAACATACCATCTTCTAAAAATATCATGACCATAATTGTTAAAATTCAGTAAGTCTAAAACTTTAGTAAATTCATCTCGCACTTTTCTTTTAATAGATTCAGTAAGAGATGTTTGGTCTAAAACTATATTAACTGGTGGATTTGTACCATCTTGAACTATTGCTTCGTTTACGATATTGTCTACTGCAATTTCACAATCGGAGACTTGAGACATTTCTCTATATTTCATAATTAAATCAATTTCTGATTTAAATTGACCTTCCATGTCCATGTAGGAGCCATACGCACCGGCTCCCGATACCATCATTGCACCATCTTCATTTTCTGGAAGAGTGAATGCAGGAACATTGGTATTAGGTCTTTCCTGACTTTTTCTTTCAATTTTGAAACCAAATATTTCAAATGCCATTATTTTCTCCTATTGTATTGTATTCCATCTATCATATGTCCAAGTACAAGTAAATTCCTCAATATCTTGAGTTCCCCAATCTAAATTGATGGCAGATAATGCAGTAGGAAAAGCACCAAAAAATTGATATTTTCTTACGACTTTTCCATCTTTACCAAACTGTTTTACTACCATATCTTGTTTATATTCTGCATTTTCACCTTCCAATATAGAAGTACTTATTTGTTTGTCTCTTGTATTTAGTTTATGATCTGAGATGAGTTGCATCCATTCTTCGATTGCATCTCTTATTGCAAAATCTTCATCATTTATTATTGTGGTATCCCAAGTATCAAAAGTACGATCACCAGCAACTTTTACTGCTTTTCCATGATAAAATACTTCATATGAACCAACAGTACTAGCAGGTATACTTGTTGCTTTCACTAATAATTCAGAAGAATTAAAAGTTCCAATTTGTGGTGCAGTTATAGATGTAGGGTAGGAAAACTCGACATTGAACAGGGAAGATCTAGCTCCTCCCTGTGCGAGTCCTTGTTTGAATTCTGTTAATGCGAAAGCCATTCATTTTACTATAAAATTATTAATTAACTGGTAGGTACAGAAGTATCTGAGGCAGCATGAGTCCAATAATCGTAACAAAAAGTTACTGTGTACTCTTGAATCGCATCACTTGACCAATCA